CAAAACAAACTTCGGGTTTGTTGCGCTATCTACTGCCGATGTCGGTTTAAGTGTCACCGTCGTTTTTGCGCCGATCAAATTGAACAAAGTCGCGTAAGTCTCAGTTGCGGCAAAACTCGCATACAAAGTCAATGTCACTTCGTTGTTAACTAACCCTGCTGTGTAACTGCGTGAGTTTGTGCCAAACGCGGTGTCCTCTAATGCCTCAACCAAATAGGTCAAGGTTGCTGACGTACACATATCGGATAAATCAACGCCGTTGATCGTCAATACCGGGTTTGATAAGTAAGTTGCGCTAGCCATGTGTTACTCCTTAAGTGTCTGTATTAGTTTTACCATAACGGCTGTCTGTTTGTGTGCATTACGCGGTTTGCGCTTGTACGCCTACCGATATGTCGTAGCACGGGTATTCTTGCCCGCCCATGTCAAGTGTGCCGGGTCTGCCTGACATGACGATTATTGCCGACCCTAAAACGGTTGCGGTAATTTGCAATATTTCGCGTAACACGGGTAGTCCTGCTGGGCCGCTGCCAACGACTTTGATCGGGTAGTCCATGCGTACGATGTTGCCGTTGCCAGCAATCGTCGTAAAACTTGGTGCTTGTATAAAGACACAATTTGGCACAAGTTTTGTTGGGTCGGTCACGACACGCAACGACGTGATCGCGGTTAGGGTCGTAGCGAGATCGTCTAGCGTCTCGTTGAATAGGTCGGTGTATGGTGCGGGCATTACGCGACCGCTGGTCGGTCAATACCTAACAATTGTTTTACGATCGGTGTCAACGATTGTTGGGGTGCTGTACCCATGCCGTCAAACGACGCAAACACGTTCTCGAGCGAGCCACGCGAACGCCACAACGCCGCCGCGTACATCAAAGTGCCGAGCGTGACATCACCGCTAGGCGACGTGCTTAATGAATCGTTGTAGCCTGCCTCGGCTCGTCGGCGACTACAAAATTGGTTCGAAGCCGATACGGCTTGCGTGATTAGCGTGTAATCATCTGACGGGTTAGTAATTGACACGCCCAAATACGTAACTAAGTTGGCGGCCGTAATCCATGTGCAAGTGGGCGTGAACGCAACCGTGCCGGTGTAGATCGCAACAAAATCAACGTCGTCACCTGTGCAAGCAAACAATATTTGATTTGGTACGGCGATCGTTACGTCATAGTTAAATTCGCCCGTTGTGCCGTCAACACCTGTGTATCGGTATTGTGGGCAAGCCAGCACGGTGTACGTGCCGTTAAACGGTGCGCCTAACGCCCCTACAACTACGCTGTCGCCAACCTGTATGTCGGTTGGCTCGAGCGTAGATATGCAAGCGTAGTTGTCAACTAATTGTTTGCTGGCTGTCGCGTAAGTTGCCATAAGCGGTTTGTCCGCCTACGACTAAGCAACTGTGATTGCTTGTACGAAGCGCGAGCCTGCTGTTGCGTCTGTTGCGTCTTGGAAGAACGTTGCAAAATATCCGTAGTACGAGAAATTTTCGCCTAACAATGCTGGGTCTTGTACTCGCATAATTCCGCGTTGCTGTTCGTACAACTCGATTGCTGGGGCGTGTACAACAAGCATTGTGCCTGATGCAAAGTTGCCGTCAACAACGATCTCAAGACCCATTGGGTTCATGCCTGACCATGATGCGGCCGAGCCTGCGCCCAATGTGTTTTGACCGATAAGACCCGGTGCGCCAATTGCTGGGAATAGTGGGCGCTTGTCATTGTCAAGTTGACCGCCCAATTTCTGCCACACGTCAACGCTTACAAGCAAATGTGTTGCAAACAAGTTTGTCGAGTTGCTGATGTTGAAAGCGCAACCGTACAACGCTGCCATGAGTGTTGTTGGGTCGCCTGCTGTGACTGTCCAAGTAAAACCTGATGCTTGTTTTGCGGTGACGCAAGCATCGGCCGCAATGTTGTCAGTTTCTTTAAGGTACTGTCCTTGCAAGTCTGTCAAGATCGCGTTAAGCGCTGCTGGATCGGTGAAGTCAATGTCTTGTTGCGAGATAAACACGCCACCTGCAACGGTGCTACGTGTAACCGTATTTGCGCTAAGCGTCATTTTTTGGTTTGTTACTTCTGAACCTTCAGTTTGTACGCCTGCTGCGGTGTGCTGAGTAATGATCGGGCGAGTAAACGATTTACCTTGTCCGTTTGGCATTGCTCGAGTACCGATTGCCGACACAACTGGTCGCACAAAGTTGTAGTTCAAAAACACGTTGCCCAAAACTGGTTGTGGCAACAAACCCGGTGTATCAGTTGTCAAGTCTTGTGCCAAAGCAAATTGCAATGCTGACTGACTTTTAGCGGCAGCAAATTTGTATGCTTCGTTAACTTTGCGAAATGTATCGCCACCAATTGTCATCGCGGCAAAGTATTCGCCCGGTGTTGGCATCTTAAATTCTTGTTTTGGTTGCGCCCAAAGTTTTTCAACTGTTGCGGCTGCCGCCTCGACTACTGGGGTTTCAATTTTGTCAGTCATGTCTGTTTCCTTTGTTGTGTCTTGTTCTGATATTAACTCTACTGCTGGCTCGGTTTGGTGGATACTCTCGGCTGGTGTTTTAACTGGTTCGTCGGGTGCGCTTGCTGCGACGCGCTCAATAATTGCCCCGCTAAATGCGCCTTCGCTAACTAGCGACAATTCTTGCCACGTAGCCGCCTCAACAATCATCACGCCTTCCTCGTCGTAACTAAATTTGGTAGGTGTAACGCCTACCGATACAGCGTCAATAACGCCGTCTATTGCGAGTGTCAAAAATTCGTCGCCTAGACGAGTAGCGCTGACTTTGGCTGTAAACATCATGCCTTGTGGCGTGTCCACACGCTCAACTACTTTGCCAATGATCTGATTGCTGTCATGTTGGCCAAAAAGTTTCGGGTCGCGCCCCGTGACTGGCAACGACCCTTGCAAAAATCGTACCTTAGTGCCGTCAGAAATTGTTGCCGTCTCGTCATAAGTGACGGCCACGCCTGAGATTGAGCGCGACGGCAAACCCTCTGCCGCCGCTGCGTCAACCGTGATCTGTGAAGGGGTAAGTCTGATCATGAAGGTAACTCTACTCTTTCTGTAATTTCTGTTTGTGTATCTCGATCTTCACCCATTGAATATTCGCCGGTGAGATATTGTTCAACATCAAATTCGACGTAAGTTCCGTTAGGCAAAATGTTGTTTTGGCTGAGTGTGCCAGCAATGCAATCTGCGTAAGCACGTACACCAAATGTCCACAAATCCATACGGCTTTCAGCACTTGATTGATACGAGTACGACCCGACGCTGATGCCTGCAAGGTATGGCGGAATATTGCAAAGTCGTGCCATTTCCATTGCCTGAAATTCGGCGCTTTCAATTAGCAACATTTTGTCAGGGCTGGTCATAGTTTCGGTGTAGGTAACAAATTCGTTTAGCGCTGCGGTTTGATTGGTTTCACGTGCCGCGTTGAACGCTGCCGCAAGGTCGGCTAATTCTTGTGCGCTTAAAGGTTCGCCGCCAGTCTGACGCAAAATGCCCGCCGGTATTGCGCTGCTCGAGTTGCGGTATCGTGCGGCTTCAAGTTTTAACGCTGTAGCGATTGCCGTTTCTGACATATAAGTGATGCCTTGTATTGGCGACAAAAATTGCACGACGTTTGTGTAGTCAAGTTCAGCGCCGTTAAACACAATTTGTTTTGACGGTGCAAACCAAACTGGGCCTGATTGATCAAGTGTTTGTATCATCGCCGCGGGTAGTCGAGTAAATGACGCTGGGTAACCGTCGGCTGTTCTACTAGTGACGTAGAGAAAGCTTCTTCCGAAGAAAAAAAGATCATCAAATAACCATGCAAGCAAAAATGAATTTGGCACACTTGGGTCTATGCGTCGTAGCCAAGTGCGTGGCGCTAACGGCATTTTTTCCATTTCTTCGCCGTTCCACATTTCGGTATACATTTTTAAGTTCATGCAACCAATGACGCTGGCCATAAGATCGCGCGCTCGACTAATTGTTGGCACACTCATAGCACGATTACGCGCCGTGCCTTCAACATAGTTGTAATACTGACCGATTGAATTTGCGCCTGCGTTTTGGCCGACGTATCCGCTACCAGCCGCAGCCGCTTTAGTTGGTTGCGGTGATATTGCGGCTTTGTTGACGGTGCGGTTAAAAATGCCCATGCGGTAAGTATGCCACCAAACTAAATCGTCATTGTGTATAGGCGACCGCTAAGTGTCAACCGAGAAAGTAAGAACTTAACGGCCGCCCAGCAAAATACTAGCCACCAGCGACAACGATCATAGGTTTGCCAATAACTGCGGGTTTGTTAATTGTGCTGACGGCAAACACTAGGCAACGCGCTAACTCGATCGGGCCGGGTGATCGGATTGACGACAAAGACAATGCACCTTGGTTTTTAACCGCTACGGCGCGTTCGCAATGTTGCGCCAACAATGTTGACCCGTCGTGCCTAACCCTTTTTTCTACTATTGCTGTGCGGCAAACTTGTGTCCAACGTGTTAGTTCACGGTTGCCAACCATTTGCGATCGGTGAGCAAATTTGCTTGGCATAGACATTTCAAACGCTGGCGTTATCAGTAATCGAGTCGTTGTGTCTTTGCATACGTCATCAACGGCCTGCCAGCATTCCGACAAAGTGTCGGTCACAAATTGTTGGCAAACTTGTATGTTGCCGTCAGCGTTTAACGCTGCTCGAACACCCACAAATCTGCTTTCGTCTTGCGATTGCTCAATAGCCAAAACACCGCCTTTAGGCATAGGCAGATCGGTTTTGAGACTTGCCCAAACACCCGGCTGTAGCCAGCCGTGCGCGCTGGCAGTCCACAAATTTACTGACGATCGCAAAAACGCGTTGCGGTTAGGTTGCTCGGCTTCGGCTTGTAACACGTCAACGGTCAGAGTATGGCCGATTGCTGGGTTGGCTTGTAGCCATGCCTCAACGCTCATAGGGTCGGTAGTTGCAGCGGGTGAATATTCAGCAAAATATAGCGACGACATTTTGTGATCGTCAATAGATCGCAAACCCTGCTCACGCCAACGCAACATTTCTTTGCTTGACTCGTCGCCACTTGTGCTTGTCATAAATAGCATTGGGCTACGTCGGGTACGCATAGTAGGCAATAAACCAACCGACACCGCTTCAGGCGTTACTGCCCACAATTCGTCAATGCAAACTAAGTCAGCGGTCAACCCGTGAAACGAAGTCGGGGTAGCAGCGCGTACCAGC